CCAACATCAGCCCAGAACGTGAGGAAAACTTTCGACAAGTCATCCCCATCCACCATCGGCGGTTTCATCGTGCACAGAGAGTCATCGCCCTCAAACGCACCACTCCACCACCTAAGGACACCGGTTAAATCCTCACCTTTCTTGACGTTCACATCTAAGAATCGTTCCGGCTCCTTAAACACAGATGACACCCACAACACAAAATTCATCCACCAATTCAAACATGAAGTACCGCGGTGGCCGGAGCGACGGATCGCATCAATCGTGACACTCATGGTTTCAAACTTATTGGTGAAGAACAAACGGAGCTTCTTCTGCTCACATGCGAGTGAATGTTCCTCCATCCATGTCGATGGTAGGACGCCATAGTCGGCCAAAATCTCAAATATGTGCCGTAACACGGGGTTCTCAACGATGGACCGAATCTCGTTGTTGCACGTGGTGTCCCACGCCGATCCATCTCCTTCCACCGCTTTTGCTCCCGGCCTCTTGAGGTTGTTGACCACCCTGTCCATGGCGTCTTTCTTGGAGGCATGCTTTATGCTGCGTTCCTCAAAATGATGGAACAGCAAGTCTTCGAAGCACTTGACCACCGCCAACGCCATGAGCTGACCTTCGTCGCCGTCGGCAATCAGCATTCTGGGCGCCTTCCCTTCAGGCATGCATTCATACTTGATGTCAGCCTTGAAAGCATACCTCGGGTGCTCCTTAGCATAGAGGTTCTCCAAAGATCCTCGGAACCTTTGCAGGCTCCATTTCCCGGACTTGCATGCCTCCAGATCAAAGTTCTGGATTGCCCACTCGGCCACACGCGCGCGAGAGAAAACGCCGCGCGTCCTGTTGCAAGACATGGAAGCATGCACAACTTTCCCGATGCGTGCTTTGTCTGCTTTTGTGATCTGGGGCTTCTTGGCCTTCTTGTTAATCCTCTCCTCAATGGCGGCCTGCAGATTCGATGCGGTCTTCGAATAAACATTAGGCTTTGTCTGACATGGACCAACCATGAGGCCGACCACGGGCATGTGGTTGACAGGCTCACTCTTGTCAAAATTCTGACCCACAACAGCGACGACTTCACCGCGGACAATTGTCCGTCCGTCCTCTGTTGCCTCTGCACCATTCGCATCGTCGTCTGGCGTGCTAGGTGCGTCGAGCTTCGGTGGCGTCGGCTCGACTCGTATGGGGGCACCATTACTGGGTGGGTCTCCTCCCGTCTTTGCCTCCGTCGAAGGGCCCGGCCCGAGCCAAATGCTATTGGCCGGATCCTTCGTGATACGATGCAACTCAGGCAACTGGCTCCTTTTCCCTGGCTTGCGCCAGTAAGCGATCCCTGCGGTGGCGATCCGCCCCTTCCATCCAAACGCGAAGCTCAGCCCATAATAGCAGGCGAGCATCTCCACGATGAACGTAAGAACGGTCCACACATATCCCCATAGTCCCTGCCGGTTGGCGCGGTTCGTGATGTACTGCATCACGACAGAGACTCCAACATGCCGCATGGCGACATGGTCCAAGCTGCCGGTAGGCCACAATGTTTGAGCCGCATTCTCCAGTCCCGCATGCATTGAGGTGACCTTCGTGTTGTTGCGATACCCATGGTACATCGTGCGGCTCAGCTTGGAATACTCTTCCTCCGTGAAAACGACGGAGTAGGGATCCGCATGGCGATTGTATACCACAACCCGCCAGTGCCCTTTGCGGTCTCTTGCTTGATCAAGCAAGTAAGGGGCGACCTCCTCCAACTCAAGGTCGGCCCAACCAGCG